AAAAAGAGGAGAGCCCCCCTGCCTTTCCAACCAATATCTCCCCGAGGACTACTAGTACGGTCCTAGCCGGTCCGTGTACGGGCCAACCCGAGCAGGATTGATAGGAGTATGGACAATATGAAACCGCCCCGTAAGGGGGCTACTGAGCCTCGCCTACATAGTCCCTACATCGAGGGCAAAAATCGCGGCGATGAGGTAGCGCAGCTTGCAGACTCGATCGGCCTGCCGCTTTTACCGTGGCAAGATTTTGTAATTAGAGACATGACCGCCGTAGACGAGTCCGGGATGTTTATCAGGAAAACAAATTTAGTCCTATGTGCAAGGCAACAGGGTAAAACTCATCTCGCTCGTATGATGATGCTCGCGCACCTGTATCTATTCGACTCTAAAAACGTGATTATTATGAGCTCTAATAGATCGATGGCCTTAGACACCTTTAGGCAAGTAGCCTACGCTATCGAGGGTAATGACGGCCTAAGCCAAGCCGTTAAACAGATCCGGTTTGCTAACGGTACCGAGAGTATCGAGATGAAAAACGGCGCTCGCCTTGATGTCGTAGCTGCGACCCGTGACGGATCACGCGGTCGTACGGCGGACCTGCTCTATATCGATGAGGTACGAGAGATATCCGAGGAGGGCTTTAGAGCTGCAACGCCTACGACTCGTGCCCGGGCTAATGCTCAAACCTTGCTTACCTCTAATGCCGGTGATGCCTTTAGTACGGTGCTTAATGATTTACGCGAAAGAGCTCTAAGTTTTCCTCCTAAGACCTTTGGCTATTACGAGTACTCAGCTCCTCAGTTTGCAGCTATCACCGATCGCGATGCGTGGGCCATGGCTAACCCGGCACTCGGCTATACCGTTACCGAGGAGGCCTTAGAGGAGGCGGTAGCTACGCAACCCGTAGAGACAACTAAAACCGAGCTCCTATGCCAATGGATCTCGAGTACACAAAGTCCTTGGCCTCATATGTCGGTAGAAAATGCCGGAGACAAAGATCTAAAAATGTCACCGGGACCCCTTACTATTTTTGCTTTTGACGTGGCACCGAGCAGGCGCGACGGCTCTTTAGTTATGGGTCAGATATTGCCGGATGGCCGTATCGGTGTTGCCGTCCTTGAGATCTTTCATAGTGACGTATCTATCGACGAGCTATTTATGGCCGACCATATTGCCAAGTGGTGTAAGGACTTTTACCCTCGGACCGTTTGTTATGACAAGTACACGACCGCCTCAATAGCCAAGCGCCTCGAGATTAACGGCGTACATATCACCGACATATCGGGGCAAAAGGGGTACCAAGCCTCAGGGGATTTACACGAGGCACTAGCTAATAATCGTTTAGTACATAGCGGCCAAGATGAGCTCGTTAGTCATATGGCTAATTGCGCGGCTAAAGAGTCCGATGCCTCGTGGCGTATCGTGCGACGTAAATCGGCCGGCCCCGTAGATATCGCTATTGGCTTAAGTATGATCGTGCATATTCTCAATCAACCAATGGGCGAGGCCAAGGTATACATCTAAGACACGACACGTAATACCTGATTTTATCCTTGACATTTTGAGAAAATTCCTCCTATGGGATTACTCCAAACTCTAGGGCTTAAGAGCTCCGATAAACCTCAGGTAGAGGCTCAGTACGCACCTGCCGTAATGGATACTACGTACGGTTATGGATCATTTAATACCGGTAATTTTGGTTATAACGGCGTAGGCATTGATCGTAATTTTGCGCTCCAAGTTTCGAGCGTTGCACGTTGCCGTAATTTAATTGCCGGAGTTATTAGCTCTATTGATTTATCTTTATACAAAAAATCTACTGGCGAAAAGTTAGGCTCCCCTGTTTGGTTAGAGCAGCCGGATATTCGCCAACCTCGCAGCGTTACGATCGCTGCAACCGTCGATAGTTTAATTTTTTATTCTGTTGCATATTGGCGCGTTACATCTTTGTACGCCGATGATGGTAGACCGTCCGGCTTTGAGTGGGTCGCTAATAATCGTGTTACATATACGACTAATCAATACGGTACAGAGATCCAAGATTATTTTGTAGACGGTAATAAGGTACCTATGGGCGGTATCGGATCTCTACTTACTTTCCAATCTTTATTACCTGGTGTATTACAGAGCGCTAGTACAACTATTAAAGCTGCATACGATGTACAACGTGCGGCCGCGATTAGTGCAGCTACACCAATGCCTACAGGTATCTTAAAAAATAACGGCGCAGATTTACCGGAGTCTCAAATACAAGGACTACTAGCAGCCTTTAAGAGCGCAAGACAAAATCGCAGCACCGCATATTTAACGAGCACTCTCGATTATGTCCCTACATCTTTCTCACCTAAGGACATGGCGTACGCGGAATTTTCTCAGTACCTCGCTACCGAAATTAGCCGCGCAATGAACGTACCGGCGTACCTAATTAGCGCGGACATGAATAACTCAATGACGTACCAAAATATTTTAGACGGTCGTAAAGAATTCGTCGCGTACTCGTTGCAGCCTTACATCTCAGCTATCGAGGACAGGCTCAGCATGAACGACGTGACAAACGGAGCCAATCAAGTGCGTTTCGCGGTAGACGACACATTTTTACGAGTCGACGCTAAAGATCGTTTAGACATCATCGAGAAAATGTTAAATCTAGATCTAATCGATGTAAACCAAGCTCGCTCGATGGAGCAACTAACACCGCTAGGAGATACAAGTGCTACTAACGTTTAGCCAAGAAATACAGGCAGCCGATACAGAGCGCCGGATGATTTCCGGACTCGTTGCACCTTATGGCGAGATCGGTTTTACAAGTGCAGGCCCGGTTATGTTTGAGCGCGGCTCAATTACGTACGCTGAGGCATCAAATATTAAATTACTTATGCAGCATCAAGCCGATAAGCCGGTCGGTCGCGCTATTTCTTTTAGCGACTCGACTGAGGGCGTTTACGGATCTTTTAAGTTATCGAGCAGCACTCGAGGACAAGATGCGCTCGTATTAGCTCAGGAAAACCTAGTAAGCGGCTTATCCGTAGGGGTCGATGTAACGGCCTCTAAGCCAATGGGTGATTACCTGTTAGTAACGGCGGCGGTCCTCAAAGAGGTAAGCCTCGTAGAGAGCGCTGCCTTTTCTAGCGCATCCGTAACTGATATTGCAGCGGCTCGGGCCGAGCTCATCGCTGCGACTAGCACAAAAGAAAAAGTAACAACGATTTCTACGACCATCGTAGAGACCGAAACAGAAACAGAAACCGAAAGCGAGGAAGCTGTGACTACAGCCCCAGAAAATACACCGGAGGAGACTCCGGTAGATGCACCGGCCGAGGCTGAAAAAGTCGAAGCCGCTCGTAAGATCATCCGACCATCCGTACTAGACTCACAGAGAGTACGTACACCAATTACATCTATGGGCGCTTACACAGAGCACAAAATTAAGGCAGCTCTAGGTAATGATGACTCAAAGCTTTACGTAACCGCAGCCGATGATAGCTTTGCTACAAACCCTGCATTTTCACCTACTCAGTACCTAGCAGAATTTCCAACAAATACTCGTTTTGGTACACCTGCTATTGATGCGTGCTCACGTGGAGTATTACCTACTAACGGTATGACTATTAACGTCCCATCACTCGTTACCTCAGCCGGCGGCGGTACAGGCGTAGCACCTGTCGTAACCGTTGAGGCAGAAGCCGGAGCGGTACAAAATACCGGGATGGAAACGGCTTACCTAACAGGTACCGTATCTAAGTACGCAGGTATGAATACGATCTCGGTAGAATTGTTAGAGCGCTCTGATCCTAATTTCTACGCAGAGCTAACAAATCAATTACAAAATGCATATCTAAAGACTCTCGATACGACCGTACTAGCTGCTCTTATTGCGGCTGGTCAATATAGCTCAGGATGCGATGCAGACTCAGCAGGTATTATTGAGTTTGCCTCAGACTCAGCTCGTAAGGTTTACGAAGCTACCGGTTATTTTGCTAATAACTACATCGCTAACGGGTCACAATGGCAGCTACTTATGGGTGCTACCGATACAACCGGGCGACCAATTTACTCAGCATCTCAGCCAATGAACGCAGGCGGTCTAGTGCAGCCGGGATCTATTCGAGGCAACGTACTCGGACTCGATCTTTATGTAGATAAAAACTTTACCGCTACTACAACGATCGACGACTCAGCCGTGATCCTTGCACCTGAGGCCTTTACGGTTTACCAATCACCG